TTTTGTATAAAAGAAAAAATTGATTATCTTGTTTTGTCTCATGATGATGTAATTTTCGAAAATGTTACAAGAGAAAGAATATTAAAAAACTTTGAGAAGTTTGATATGTTTGGTGTTGCAGGTGCGACGCAATGTTCGTTAAATAAGCCAGTATTATGGCATTTAATGGGTGGAGGATTTCAAGGTGGAAACCTACATGGTGCAGTAGCACATTTATCTGATAGTAAAAAACAGATGACGTCATTCGGACCATACCCTAATAGAGCTGTTATGCTAGATGGTGTGTTCTTGGCTATCAGTAAAAAGGTTTTTAAGAAAGTTAAATTTGATGAATCATGCCCATCGCGATGGCATATGTATGATTTAGACTACTCTTTAACTGCTCATAACAAAAAGTTTAAAGTAGGTGTGAGTGATATATTAATTACTCACGCATCACCTGGATTAACAAACGTTACTGATGAGTTTAAAAAGGGTGAAGATTGGTTTTTAGCGAAGCATAAAACTTCAAAATAAAAAATTAATCTAGTTGAACATCCGTCTTATTTTACTATACTATAGATGTGAGTAAATTAGATTTAGATTGGATGGAGAATGTTCTTATTTTTAAGAGCCTCACCGATAGTGGTTATCTCGCATCGATAGCAGATGCTGTACAGCCGGAATACTTCAAGACTAAGTCAATTGCTGATGTATTTACTATAATTAAAGATTTTGCTGAGAAGAGAAATAAGCTACCGACGATTACAGAAATTAAATCGTATCTAGTCTCAGATGATCAAAAGACTGCTTTTAAGACCTTAGTTAAATCGTTTCAAGATCTAGATAAAACTCTAGATAAAGATGAGTTGTATGAAAATACAGAAAGGTTTCTTAAAGAGAAAGCAGTATATCATACAATGCTTAATGTAGCTGAAGACGTATCGCGTGGTGTGGTTGATACGTCTGATGTATTACAAAAGTTTGAGAAGTCGTGTAATATTAGCCTAGTAACAGACTTAGGTTATGATATGTTTGGTGATGTAGAATCACTTATTAGTGATATTAACTCTGTAGAGAATCATATACCATCTAACTGGGAGTGGTTAGATGAGCATTTAGGTGGTGGTTTTTTAGAGACTGGGAAAGCGCTGTATGTATTTGCTGGTGAAACTAATATTGGTAAGTCTATCTTTCTAGGAAATATAGCGCGTAATATTGCTAAGCAAAATAAAAACGTTTTATTAGTTACTTTAGAGATGTCAGAGTTACTATATGCTAGACGTATATGTTCTAACGTAACTAAAATACCTATGAAAGAGCTAACTTCTAATACACCTACTATTAGAAATGTTATCAATAGAGAAGAAGGTAAGATATTTATTAAAGAGTTTCCACCATCGACTATTACACCTACGCAGTTAAAAGCGTTCGTTAAAAAGTTTCAGGAGAAAGGTATTAAGTTAGATGCTATTGTTTTAGATTATTTAAATCTACTTCATTCACCGGTTGGTGCTAACTCATATGAGCGGATTAAGAATGTAACTGAGCAAGTACGTGCTATGTCATATCTATTTGAATGCCCTATAATTTCAGCAACGCAGTTAAATAGAACAGGCTTTGATCAAGATAATCCTGACCTAGCTACTATATCAGAATCGATAGGCTTAGCTGCAACAGCTGATGTTATTGTTAGTATTTATCAGAATCCTGAGGATAGGGAGGTAAATCTTATTAGATTAGGTATGATGAAGAATAGGTATGGAGCTAGAGGTATGACTCAGCCTATGAGTATTGATTACTCTACATTAACGATTGAGCAAGCTGATGATATAGACTTAGAGGGTGACGAAGATGATACTCTTAATGCGTTAGCTGCTATGGCATTATAACAATTCACCCATAAATACAACAAGTGAATGTATTAATATTTACAAATACATCTTTGGATGGAGCTGCTTCTGCGTTGTTTATGAAGTGGTTGTATAGTAAAAAAATAAAAGAATTTATTGTAGTTGAAGCAACAGAAACAACTATTGTTAATGATATTAAATCTCGAGAACTTACACTTGATCATTATGATAGGGTTTTTGTATTAGGTTTATGTTTATCAGAATCTCAAATTAAAGAAGTAGATAAATATAAATTAGTAGTTTTTGATCACCACTTATCACATGCCTCTGTATTGAATAATTATCATGATAGTACAGCAGTTGTTAAAAAGGATACATCTTGTATATCGCTAATACATAATAAGTTTAAATCAGCTATTAACCTTACCGAAGCGCAAGAGCGTTTAATAATGTATGTTAATGATTATGAAAGTTTTAATTTAAAGCATAGTGATTCTTTTAAATTAAGCGCTATATTTTTTACTTACAATAGACCGAAGGTAGTTAAATTTATTGAAAGTTTTGAGCAAGGCTGGCGTGAATATAATATTCAGGAAAAGAATGCAATAAAAATTTATATCAAAAAATTTAAAGAGCAATTAGAGAATAAACCTAACTTCGGTACTATTAAAAATTACAAGACCGTAGCAATCTTTGCAAATGCTTTAGTGAGTAATATTGCACATTATATTATATCTAAGTATTCTTCTGAAATAGGTATTGTCGTAAATTTAGATACTAATAGTGTTTCTTTTAGACGTTGTACTCATTGTGATGTAGATGTAAGTATTTTATCTAAAACATTTTGTAATGGTAGTGGCTCAATTTGCGCTGCTGGAGGTGATCTTACACCACAATTTGCTGAACTACTTAAAGATTTTAGCCCATGATAAACTATAGTATAAGTACACCATCTGCAACGTTAGTTGATAGCGAGACTGAACATTTACTTTTATGCTTCTGCACATACTGCGGACTCTTAAAAGGTAAAAAACTCTCGTTACAGAATGTTTTTGTGTTAATATTAAAGGATAGAAGGTTGCGTAATATACTTAAGTCGTTATTATCAATAGATAACAATTATGAATTATTTAAAACATTTTTAAGCTTTGAGCCATCTATTGCTGATTCGAAATATATTACCAAATTCCTTAATACGCAAAAAAGTGTATCTTTATGATAACGCAGCTAGAGCAAAATATATACAATAGCTATCTTTATGCAGCTCGTACGAGTAAGGATAAGCCGTTTAGACCACGTAAGAATTTTTCGAAGATTGGTGAGATGGATTGCGCTTATCTGAAGAAACTTTCTATATTCTTACAACGATATAATCATATTAATCTTAATGATTGGTTTATTGCGCCTTATAAAATTTATGGTACGGATGAGTATTTTGATCTACATTTTTATACTACACGTAAAGCGTTGAAATGTTATACTACTCATATTAAGCAACAGGAAATGGAAGACCCTGATAATGAATCTACAATCCAAAGACTAAAAGATAGTTTACATTTCATATACAATTATTGTATAGAACATAATTTAACAGTAGGTGAATATATCAAAGAAGAGACAGGCAACTTACCGACTATGTTACAGCATATAAAAGATCATAAAATTAATTTTTATATGTTGCAAACATTAGAAGTCGACTCTATATTAAGAAAGGTTGAACCTTCTGTGTTAAATTTTATAGTGAGTGATTTCTGGACAATATTCTCAAAAACACGAACACAATTTTTAAGTTCGAAAGAGCTTAAGGTAAAAGCAAGAAAAGGTCTAAACATAATAACAACAAAACTAAAAACTAAAGTAGATAAAAACTAAAACTAATATACAATATAATTTATGAGTGCATTTAATACATCGATGTTCGAGTCCATCAAAGACGCGTTGGTAAGTGAAAATAAGAGTCAGTCAAACTTTAATGATATCATCTCCTGTAAAGTAGGTAATACATATACAGTAAGGCTGTTACCGTTTTCAAAGTCACCGAAAGATACTTTCTTTCATTATTACAATCACGGATGGGTATCATTTGCTACTGGGCAATATGTTCAAGCTCTATCTCCTCAAACGTTTGGTGAGCGAGATCCGATTGCTGAAGAGCGTTTCCGTGCTTCGCGTATGGGTTCTGAAGAAGAGAAAGAACGCGCTCAAGCTATTAGAAGAGTTGAGAAGTGGCTTGTTAACTGCTATGTTGTTGATGATCCTTCAAACCCTGATAATAACGGTAAGGTTAAGATTCTTCGATATGGTAAGCAGCTTCATAAGATTATTACCGAAGCTATTGAAGGTGAAGATGCAGAAGAATTTGGTGCACGTATTTTCGATCTAGGGTCTGAAGGTGTTAACCTTAAGGTTAAAGTAGAGAAGCAAGGTGATTACCCAACTTATGTATCATCGAGGTTTACTACAGCTGGTAAACTGGACTTACCTGAAGAGCGTCAGCAAGAGCTTTATAATAATACCTTTACATTGAAAGATGTATTTCCTCTACGGTCATATGATGATCTTAAAGGTATGCTAGACGAGCATTACTTCTGTGGGTCAGATAGTAGTAATGAAGTTGCAAGTACTCCTGCAAGTCAGACTGAATCTCCACCGTGGAAAGAGACGTCTTCTAGTCCTAGTAACCAAGAACTAGTTACGGCAACTACTAACGATACGACAGAAACTGATATTGATGATCTTCTAAAAGACCTATAATATGAAACCGGAAGATAAAAATGCTGTTTTACAGTTTATGGGTCAAATGTATGGTGAATCCAAAAAAAATGACGGTATGTTAGTCGGAGAATCCACTAATTTACGACCTAATTCAGAAAAAGTTAAACATGTCTTTGAACAAACTCTACAAACACCTGTGCAACGAGAGCCGCAAGGTAATCAGCCGGTACCGCATGCGGTACCGGCAGTGGTGCAGGCGCCTTCAGATGCGCCAGTACATCAAGAAGCTCCGGCGTATCAACAAACACCGGCGATTGTAACGCCAGAACAAGCTGCTAGGGATTTAGCCGCAGTTAATCAGCAACCAATTGCACAACCGGTCTCAAACGATCCGGCGCCTGTAGTAGTTGAGTCGGATCCAAATCAACTTGAATTTGATTTGAGTGAGCCTAGTAATTTTGATAAGCTACTAAGCTTGGTAAAAGAGCAAAATGTTATGCTAACCTCGATTATGAGGAATGTTGAGTTGATTCTTAAGAAAGATAGTGTAAAATCATCGACATCAAAACATGTTAAAAATAAGAAATAAGCAAAACTTTTCACAATATCTAGATTCTGTAGCGAAAATTAATGATAGCGCGATATTTGATATCGATACAAACGGTATCAGTTGTTTAGTATCATCGATTGATAATACGTTAGTACTGTATACTGAATTTAAGGAAGAACAAGATATCAGTAGATCTATTAATGTACCTGATCTTAAGAAACTGCATAGAGTAGTAGATACAATTGATGAGAGTAGCTTTGAACTAAATATTAATAACAACAATCTAGAGTTTAGAGGTAAAAATGTTAAGTTTAAGTACCATCTATTCGAAGAAGGTTTTTTAACTAAACCCGGCCTTAATTTACAGAAGATTAAAGACTTTAATTACGATATTAACTTTACAGTAGATAAGAGCTTATTACAGCAACTGTTTAAGGGTAGTACATTTGCATCAGAAACTAATAAAGTATACTTCTATACTGAAGACGGTAAACTTAAAGCAGAATTGACTGATAGAGCGAGACATAATACTGATGTATTTGCTATTACTATTGCTGATGAAGTTGATTTTACTCTAGAACCGTTACCAGTAAACTTTGATAATATTAGATTATTAACGTCTATTACTAGTAAGTATGAGTTTAGTATTAATACTGAGTATGGTGTTGTAATTGTTGATAATTCGAATAATACAACTAAATTAAAGTATATTATTTCCTCTTTAACGCAATGATTGATAAACATACTAAAAATAAACTTAAAACTGCCGGCTATTTTATTAAAAGATTACGTGATAGTGGCTTTGAAACAGTTCGTATCTTTAATGGTTATAGTCATAGTGATCCACGTAAGTGGACTATTTTAGTAGATCCAAAACAAGCTTCTATTTTTGTAACATGTTTTGAGAATATGCCGTTTAAGGGTGAGTATTTATTTACTTTTGAAGATGGTAACCAACGATTTAGATCAGGTTTCAATCTTAAAACTGATTCTATTGAAGTAGTAGTTAATAAATTACTTAATAGTGGGGTTCAGCAAGTGAAATAAACTAAATAATAGTAGCGATGAAAGAGGAAGATCAATATGATGAAGAATATGATAAAGATCAAGTTAATACTGATCTTACTAAACTAATAGAAGAAGCTTTATCTAACTCTATTATCAATCAAAAAGAGTATAAGACACGTGAAGAGTTGTCAGATGTTGTAAAATCTTTGGTTGCTGAATATTTGGATAGTTTTATTATTCTTGGTTATGATTTTGATGGTGGTATTGTTGATATTCAAGCAGCAACAAACTCTCAACAAAAAGATGCTCTATCTACTTTGATTCTAAAGTATCTTTACCTTAAGACTGGTCAAACAATACCAGGTATGTATAAAGATGATGAAACCTTTTAAGGTACGAGAAGCATACGCAGTTGAAACAGGTGATTATATAGGACAAGTTTTCATCGTCATAGACATTAGTAATAAAGGGGATGGGCATGTCTGCTGTCTGGCTCTACCAAACATGGAAAACGTTGATGTCCCAAGGGAGACGTTTATCTCCGGTAGGAACTCTGGTATAATTACATTATTAGAACAACTTCCTAAATCTGTGTTTAAGGTTTCGGAAGCTCAATATTATAAAAATAAAGATACCGCAAAAATAGATGACAAAAGCAGAGAAGAAGGTTGCAAAGTATAGAGAAGCTAAAGAGCGTTTTAAATATGATAAGGATAATTCATATTATGAAGCTAGAGTTGTAGAAAATCTAGAAAGTGAGAGCTTTTTTAACCATTGGTATAATGTTTGCTGTTTTGACTTTTGTAACGCTGTATGGCGTGAAACAAGAGAGCAAAATAGGGACTTGAAGTCAGAAAATGAGTGTATCATGCTAGCTACAAGAGAAAAAGCGAAAGTAGCTAAGTTTTTACAACTTAAGTTACTTTAATTATAAAGTTATATTGGATAATTAAAGGAACCTTTATATAATATGTTTAATGAGTAAAACTTTAATCATAGATTCAAATAATCTTATACATAGATGCTGGTGGACTGCTCTAAATCAAGCAGCACGTAATGAAAATAATACAACTGAGCAAATTGCTGGGCTGCATATTTATTTTACGTTAAATTCTATTTACTCTTATGTTAATAAATTCAAGCCTACAAAAATTATTTGTGTTTGGGATGAAAAGAAAGACTATCAACCGAATATTCGTAAAGAACAGTTAGAAGGTTATAAAGGTAACCGCTCGAATGATGCTACTCCTCATATGCAAAATGGGGCTATCAAAAAACTGCTATCGCATCTTGGTATACCTTCTATTTTTC